GCGCAATGGCGGTAGCACAAGAACAAGAAATGCTTGCCCGCGTACAGGAAATGCGCGCGAAAGTAGTAGAAGCCGAAGCAGATGTACCGCTTGCATTAGCAGAAGCATTGCGTTCAGGCAAAATGGGTGTCATGGATTATATGAACTATCAAAATATTGATGCCGATACAGATATGCGTGATTCCATTGGCAAGCTTTCTACAGATAATAAGGATGACGACCAAAATAAGTAATTAAAATGAAAATAAAGGAGGGGGCTTATGGACTGGATATTTGAAAATCTGTTTCTTATTATTATCATTATTTCTGGAATAGTTGCATTTCTGGGGGATTCTAAAAAGAAACAGGAAGAACAGAAAAAAGAGCAGTCTAGACCTCCAAATAAACAGGCGCCGTCAAGACAAAGACAGCAGCGTTCCCCTCAAGAAATGAGAACGAGGCAGCAGACACAAAGACAGACACAAAGAAAAAGAGAGCAGCCTCGTGCCGAGCGTCAAGTCTACAGAGAGGGAGCACGTCCGGATATTTCTGCTGGAGGTATTGAAGAGCAGCAGAGAAAACAGATGGAGCGGATGACAAATCGCTATCAAACCTCCTCTCAAGAAGATGTGGAAGACGCAAAGCAAAATTTCAAGGACTTGATTGTGGACCGCAAGGATGAAGCAGATAGCCCAGGAAAGAACGAAATGAAGAAGCGTGTTTCTGGAAATCTTGATGGAAAAGGATTAGTCAACGGTATTATTATGGCAGAGGTCTTAGGACCGCCGCGTGCGAAACAGCCGTATAGAAGTATCGTGCAAAGAAGAAAATAAAAGGAAATATCAAACACCTTAATTGGCATTGTTATGCTGGTTAAGGTGTTTCTTTGTTTTTCCTCGTATCTAGTTCTGTTCAAAGCATTATTTACATATGTATCAATGAGGGGGGATCATCATTGAAAAAATGGCAACAAAGAATCCGTTCGCTTTTAATGGAGCAATTCTCTCTTCCATCCGATGTTGTTATGGAAATGCCGCGCATAACAATCATTGGACATTTGCATTTTTATATTGAAAATCATCAAGGCTTAGCACTGTATACAAATGAAGAGCTTAAATTAAAGGTAACAAATGGATTTGTAAGCATTAAAGGACATTCCTTTGTACTTAAAATGATGCTTCCAAAAGAAATTATGCTGGAGGGAACAATTTCTGAGGTAATTTTTTTAAATCACGCAGGCGAAAAAGAAGATTGATGCTTCTATATTTACGAAGCTGATGGAAACTTCCTTTTTAGAAAACATTTTTTGATAAGCGCAGCATGATTTTATGTAAAGGTCAGGATAGCAGATAAGCAATGGGAGGTTGAAATGAAAAAACAAAATCCGCCGTCGATACGTGCTTACGTTACTGTTCGTGTGAAAGGTGTCAAACCGGAATTATTTCTGCAAAAATGTGCCAGCAAGGGCATTCCTATTTGGGATGTAAAAAAAATAGATGCTGCGTGCTGTGAGGCTACAATTATGTTTAAAGATTTGGGAGCCTTAAGAAAGTTAAGGAGAAACTCTTTGTATAAAGTTTCCTTTGCCGGTCAAAAAGGCTTTCCTTTTTTTCTTTCGAGGCTCAGCCGAAAAAAATTCTTACTTGCTGGTATTTTAACTGGTTTTTTATTTTTTTTCATTTTGTCTAATTTATTATGGTCTGTTCATATCACTNTTGCTGATTATATGAAAATCGTAAAAGCATTATCTAACGGCAATACGTCATTCTTCGATGCTCCACCAGAAAAAGTATTAGGGAAACCAGTTACGTTTGCTGACGGCGCAGTAAAACCAATTGTGGGAGACTTTAACTATTTTCAAATCAATTATGATGCTATGACTTACGATAGTGACAAAGATGTTGAAAAAGGTAATTATCTATTCGTTTTAACTGCTTGGTACGACCAACTACGTTTACTTGATTCTGCATTCCGTATCGCTGAAGTAACTACAACTCCCTAATGCGCCCGTAAATTTAGAGGTTAATCCTACAGACACCCAAGCAACATTGAGTTGGGAATAGCCTCTAAACAGGGCTTTATAAAAAGAGGAAAGGAGATAACTAATGGTAACTTATAACGTTTATCGCGATGGTGAGAAAGTGGCTAGCGGGCTCAAAGAAAAGTCGTATACAGATACAAATTTAACGCCTAATACAGAATATACGTATGAAGTAAGTGCAGAGAATAGCGCCGGTGAAAGTGAATTGTCCGAATCCGTTAAAGTCACTACTGATTATAGCTCAGTTGAATCGATCGCCGTATCGCCAAAAACAAACAACCTAGAAGTTGGAGCGACGCGCCAACTAACTGCAAAAGTTGAACCAAGTACAGCTGACCAAACAGTTGGGTGGGCCACCAGCAATAGGAGTATTGTTGCTGTTGACCAAAACGGTCTGGTTGAGGCTATTGCCCCAGGTAGTGCTAGAATCGAGGTTACAGCTGGAGGCAAGAAAGACAGTGCCACTGTCAATGTAACTGCGCCAACGGAGCCAGAACCGGAACCACCTGAAGGTGAAGTATAATGACTGTTAGCTTAGAAGAAGTTAAAAAGTTTATCAGAGTGGATGGCACATTTGAGGATGATGTCATTCACTCTTTAATTTCTGCCGCAATAGCAGAATTAAGACTATCTGGCGTATCTGAAAGAACTACAGCACATGAAGATTACCCACTTTATGAACTAGCGGTAAAAGCTATCGTTTCTCAAAACTATGAGGGCAGAGGGGTACTTGATGACAATAAAAGCATCATTAATTCTTTAATTTTAAAACTGAAAGACTACCCGGCGGTGAGTAGTAATGAGTAACACAGGCGATTTAAATACACGTATAGAATTTTATGAATTTGCACCTAGTCCTGGACCCGAACCTGGGGAAGTTGAAAAGCATTTGTTGTGGGAGTGTTGGGCAGAAGTATACGAGCCATCCATGAAAGACAACGAATCTCTTAGTACAACTAACGTACTTTATTCTGTGACAGCAAAGTTTCGAGAAACTCACGGTGAGTATAAACCAAGTAACAAGCATTATTTATCTGTTTTACACCCAGCTTACAAAGATAATCAAGGTAATTATCTTAGATTTAATATTAAAAAAGTCCATCCAGATGTAAAAGACAAGCGTTTTATAAAAGTTGTCGCAGAGGTGGTTGAGTAAATGGGTGTGGAAATCAAAGGGTTAAAAGAGTTGGAGCGTGAATTAGAAAAGCGATTTGGAAAACAAAATGTACAACGCATAAGTGACAAAGCATTATTGGATGGTGCCAAAGTATTCGTAAAAGAATTACAAGCACAAGTAAAGACGTTCTCTGATGGTAAAGGTTATTCCCAAGGATACACTTATGAAGAAATTACCGTATCAGAACCAATGACTATTAAAGGAGTCCGTACAGTTAAAGTACATTGGAAAGGCCCGCATGGTCGTTACCGAGTCATCCACCTTAACGAATGGGGTACCATTAAAAATCCTAACCCACGAGGTAAAGGTGCAATTGCTAGAGCACTCAAAAACGCTGAAAAAGCATATCGAAATGCTATTAAACAAGCAATAGAGAGGGGTTTGTAATGTTAGACGTTATTTACAATGCCCTTAACAAGGATTCCGTTATTACTGAAAAAGTAGGTAATCGAATTAAATACTATGAATACCCAGAAACAGGAATGACTGGCACTCATATTATCATTGATCCATTAGATACTCCTACACCTTCTGATTTTGCAGATAATATATGGCTAACAGAAGATTATTTATATCAAATCGAAGTATGGTCAAAGAATAGAAATGATCGTGATATTGTCGCTAAGCAAATTCAAAAAGTCATGTGGAATGAATTAAGTTTTGTTAATTTAAGCGGAATAGATGAATACGACAAGGATTTAAAAATCTATCGAGATGCAAGACGTTATAGAGGTAAGACGTATGTAGATAGCTTATAGGCTATCTATTTTTTATATCAAAAAAAGGAGTGATTGATTTGGCTGAAAAAAATTATAAAGCCTTTACTGGATTGAAAGAATTTTACTACGGAACATTAGATGAAACAGGCGCGTCCATTATTAAGGAAACTACACCAGAACGAATTCATTTTTTACAAAACATTAGTATTGAAACACCGCAAGAAATCGTTAAGTCGCATGGAGACAATACTGTAGCTGAGATGGCCATTTCAACCGACGTGACAACACTAACAACAACATTTCATAAATTGCCGATTGAAGATCGTGTGAAATTATATGGATATGAAACAGTTAACGGATTATATGGATTATCAAACGATCCCACCCCGCCTTATGTAGCTTGTGTTTTTGCGAGAACTGCACAAGATGGTGGAACAGAATGGTTAGGTTTTACTAAAGGTATATTTACTATATCCACAACGGAATCTCAAACAAAAGGTGAATCCATTGAATTCACCGGAAACGAAACTAGTGGAGAATTCATGCCGAGAAAAGTAGAAGGCATTGACAAAGAAATGACTTACCTTATCGCATACGATAAACGCGGAGAAACAGAACAGCGTGACGCATTATTCCAAGCGGTATTTGGAGTTCCGCACCCGGATGCAGAACAACCTACTCCCTGACGTGCCCGTAAACCTTAACTTAGATTCTAAGACCGACAAAACAATAACATTAGCTTGGGATTAATTTAAGTTCAGGGCTTTTAAATCTAAAGAGCGGATTTGTTTTCTGCTCTTTTTTTCTATTACTTATAACACTTAAAGGAGAGTATAAAAATGGCAAATTTAAAACGAAATATGATTGAGTTGGTAACTAACCCACAAGAAGTTGCAGAAGGTGCAGAACCAGAAATTAAAAAATATTGGACCTCTCCATTTATTCCTTTTACTAAAGTAAGAGAAGCGATGGAATTAGCTAGTGAAATGGAGAAAGGCGAAGACTCAAAAATGTCCGACTCTATAGACAAGTTGTCTGACTTCGTAACAGAAATATACGGAAAACAATTTACGAAAGATGATTTATATAACGGATTACACGCACCTGATGCTATCCCAGTTATTCAAGATCAGATTTTATTTATAGCACAAGGGGTTCAATCTGAAAACACTAAGGATTTTTTGTCGAAGAAGAATTAAACGAAGAAGATTTCACGTGGGAAAAGCAACTGGAATATTTAGATAATCTTGCTAAGGAATTAATTAAAGAAGGCATGCCAATCAGCGAAATAATGGGCATGCCTTACAATTACATGCTTGACATAATGAGCGAACGAA